ATGATAGGTTATGAAGATTACAACGCATTAGGCTTACCGCCTGAATATGATGAGCAAGACGCTTTTGAAGCAATGGAAAATCGCATTATTGCAGTGCTGAAAAAAGCGAATTTAGACGCTTTCCTTGTCAAAATCCGACAATCGACCTATTGGGAAGAAGCTGTTGGAGAGCAGCAAGAAGCAGAAAGAATAGCAATTTAGTTGGAGTTTATTTATGAAAAATAAAATGACAGATCTGAATAATCACTTGTTTTTGCAGTTGGAAAAATGACTTTTTTGCTCGAAAATCCTGAATTATAAAAATTTGTGAGCGACATCACAATTACATATCCCATATTATGATATATTCCTCTTTATCACATTGAATTGGGAATAAGAGTATGGAAGAATTTGGGAATTATTTTATTGAGCCAGTTAAAGAAATTGGTTCTGGCACTTTTGGTTATGTTGAAGAAGTGAATGTTTATAATAAATCACGAACCCATAAAACAATTTTCGCAAGAAAGTATTTTCGTCCAAGTTATAAACCTTCTGAATCCGAGTTAAATGAACTTCAAGAACGATTTAAACGAGAAGTAGCCTATCAAGCAAAGTGTTTACATAACAATATTGTGCCAATTTACATGTGTAATTTAAATTCTGCAACGCCTTGGTTTGTTATGGAAATTGCAGAAAGTAATTTAGACGAAATCCTTTGTAAGAATGATTGTGTGGAAGGAGAAAGAAAGTTATCAGAACGTTATAAACTAGATGTTCTGCATATGGTCTTAAACGGCGTTGCCTACCTTCATCAGAAAGGCTTTTTACACCGAGATATTAAGCCCCTCAACATTTTGAAATATCCTGGTGGAACTTATAAAATATCTGATTTTGGGTTAGTTAAAAATCTCAATAGTCAATCGAACCCTATCACCAAAATTGGGCAACAAATGGGAACGAATAAATATATGGCGCCTGAAATTGAAAATAGCATTTATTCTCCTCAATCTGATATTTATGCTCTAGGGATTTTAATGGAAGAATTAGAGCTTAGTGAAAAATATGACGAAATAATAGAAAAGGCAACACAAAGAAAGCCTAAAAATAGATTTCAATCTGTTAATGAAATGATTGAAAGAATAAATCAACTAGAAGGAAAATAAGCAATGTTACATTTAATTTCATCATCAACATATTGCTTTCCAAAAGAATTAGCACGCCAAAACCAAGACCACATTTTAGCACCACAAAAATATCAAAGCGGCTATCTTTTCGCTGTTGCAGATGGTGTAGGAGGCTATAAAGGCGGAGAAATTGCATCCCAAATCGCCATTCAAAACCTAATGCGTGATCCACAAAATGTATTTACTCAAAGCCTAGCAGAAATTAAACAACTTCCTGAAGAATATCAACGGGCTTCAACCACGCTCACTTTTGCGTATCTCACGGAAGAAGGATTACACATCGGGCATATTGGTGACTGTCGCTTATACATCAAGCAAGGCAACAAATTACGTCAAAAAACCAAAGATCACACCACACATCAAAGATTACTTGATGAAAAAATTTACACCAAGAAAGAATTAAAAGAGCAACCTGGGAAAAACATCATCACCACTGCCATTTCAACACAAGTTGAAATGAAGCCTGATGAATTTTTTATCCCTATTGACGAACTCAAAGATGAAAACAACGAAGTATTTATCTACATTATGTCAGACGGTGCACACCATTTTTGGGAACACCGCCCACGCTTTTCAGATGCCACAATGCAAAGCACTAGCCGATTTGCAGCAGCATTACAAAAACGTATCGAAAAAGCACCAACGGACGACTACTCCCTTGTTGCCATACAGTTTAAAATAGACTAATCCCTGCCCCGAAAATTCGGGGCTTTTTATCTTCTTGAAGATGTTACAAAATTATAAGCAATTATCTCAATTGCAGCAGGGGTAAGTTGGTACAGAGCCTTATATCCAAACTTTGCTACATTTAGCACAATCTCTTTATGCTCCAAGGTAAGTGCAATCGAATGATTGGCAATCTCTAACGGCTTACCATTTGTATTGAGTAACTCACGCACCACCGCAATTTCTTCGCTCGACATTCTGCCAAGTTCAACCGAAACACGGCTTATTTCTGCTTTAAGAGACTTTGTCTGCTTATATTCGCTATATTTTGTTTTTACACCTTGAAAAGCAAACTGAAGGGTTAATGAGCAGATAAGTGAAATCGCTACTAAAGATACATCACCTAGCCCCACCCAATCAGGTAAATAGGCTGGTGATTTTTGTTGTAAAAACAAATACCATTCAAACGGTTGAAAAGCATAGAGTAGAATAAGAAGAACAAGCCACATAGTAAAATCCTTTAAACGCACGGTTTGAATAAGAAATTTAAAAAAATCCCACATCTTGAAGCTCCTTTTTTGTTGTGAATAATGATTAAGCACCACTATTCTAAATCAACATTAAGGGAGTTTCAAAATGTAGGTAAACCAACCCAACATAACCCTCACACATAAACCAACATAAATGGGAAGAAATTTGATAAAGTGGGAAGAGGTGAGAAAGGCGGAATGAAACAGCGTTACACATAGAGAAAAAGAAAACCCAGCGACTTTTTACGGTCACTGGGTTTGTTTTTAGGATTGAGTGAACATATCAAACTGCCGTTTGGCAATTTCTTCCTTTTGCACACGTTTGACGATTTTGTAAATCCATTGCAAAGATAAACCATACTTCTTAGCAAGGTATGCGTGATTATTGCCGGTGAACTCGTTGAAAATTTTCTTTTCACGCTCACAGGCAAAAAGCGACATCGACTTTGGCACATAAACATTCAATCCGCCCCAGTTGTAGCCCGTCTTCAATGCCACAATCATTCCGATGTTTTCCGCGGTTTCCACATCCATTTCAGGGTAACATTCACGCACCGCCATCACCGTATATTTTGCCAAATCTGCCAATAAATCGGGGGCTTTGGTTTGAAAGTCATTATTGTCAAATTTGGCATCAATCATTATTTACCTACTCGTTTTTTCCACTGTTTTAAATGCTCAATAATAGCTGCTGTTTGCTCGCTATCTAGCTCACGCCAATCGCTCACTTCAGCATAATATCGCTGCACAAACGCATTCAACGCTGCCGAACTGCTTTCATCAGCCACTGCTTTCCACACTGCCCACAATTTCCGCTGAACGGCAGAAAGCTGTGGAACATCACGCGGTAAGCGAATTTTCGCCCCTTTTTGTTGCAATATTTTGACCAGTTTCACTAGCTCTGAATAGCTTATATTTTTCGCGGAATTTTGGTAGAATTGTTGAGATAATAGACTTCGATAAGTCTCATCGTCCATCCCTAACTGACTTTTCCCAATATGCACCAGTTGCAATAATCGTTTTCTCATCGTTTACCCCTTAAAATTGCTTTCAATCGTTGTAAATTACTTTCCATTTTTGCCTTTTCCTGTGCCATTTCCTCCACACTTTTCGGCAGTGGTGGCGGAAGCTCAGGATATTCACGCCGTGGCAAGGCTTCCAGAAGCTGTTTTGGCGTAGGAAACCAATCACAAGTCTGTCCAAGCGTCATAAATGCTGTCTCAAACCGCACCTTATCCAACTCTATATCCCACGACTTTTTATAAGTAATTACCCGATACCATGCTTCCAGCGTAGGCTGTATCACATCTTCCGTAGGAGAATTTTTCAGACGTAACAGTAACAACATTGCCACGCCTTGAGCCAGTACGGGTTTTAGCCATTGGTTGTCTTGCCCCATTCTAAAGCTCCTTTTATTGCGTTCATTTTATTGCTTGCAAGCGGGCGATTTTGCTCGGAATTTTGCACCACCATCGATGTGCCAACAGGCTTATGGCTCGCAATAATTTCCAATAAATAACCGTGGGATTTCATCGGTAATTTCAATGCTTGCCGATTTGCCATCATCTGATTGATCGCATAAATCCACGCCTCCACAGGGGCGGCACATTCCACGCCATCACGTTTAATCTTGCCCGCCTGAATCATCGGTGTAAGCTCACCTAACAAAGTGGCAACACGGTCAAAAGTGAGCGAACTCTTCGCAGGGCGAAATAGTCCCAAATAGCGAATCAACGCCTCGCCCAGTTCACCACTCACCATCAATGCCGCATTCAGCGCCTCGCTCGCCGCTTGATTAGTAATTAACGCATCCAACGAGTGCAACGCTCCGCACGCACTACATTTCACTTTCATTTTCGGTTCTCCTAATACAAGAAAACCGCCCGAAGGCGGTTTGGTTTATTTTAAAAAGTAATGCCGAGTTTCATCAAAATCCCCTTCGCATTACTTACATACACTTTGGCGTATTCCATTTGTTCTTTATCCAGTGATTTTTCAGCCTGCTCAAGCTGAACAATCGCTTGGCGAAGTTGCATTTTTAAGGCTTCTAGTGTGGAAATCATTGTCTTTTCTCCCGTTTACCTTGCCACGTTTTGCAGTAGGTTTTGCGCGTATTGCACCACTCACGTTGTTTGAGTGTTACCGCTTGTTTTGCCGCTTCTCCCCACAATTCACCAGCTCGGGCATAATTGCCCGAACGCTCCATTGCTGCTGCGGTTTCAGCCGCTTTGCGATAGGCTTCTTCGAGTACATCTCGATCTACTTTTGGTCTTCGGCTCATTTTCGCACCTCTTCATCATTCGGCTTAATGACAAACTCTTCCACACCCTCGCGAATGGTCACGCCTGAAATCGACCTTGCCACCTCAGGCTCCGCAAGCATTGCCTCTTTATTCAGCTCTTCTTTCGTGCGAATAAAGCGGAACAGTCCAAGATTGCGAAGGCTTTCCAAAATGCTATCAATCCCTTTTGCCAACACCGCAGGCGGTTTCGCACGCCATTGCACTTCGCCTGTGGTGAAATAGGCGGTTTTCTGCTTGCCACCGTTGGTCAGCTCTAACCGACGGCTCTCACAAAACGCCTGCACCGCCTTTTGTAACGGCTTCACTTGTTCTTTAAGGGCGGTTAATTTTTCCGTGTATTTTTCATCAACCGCCGCTTTCTCATCGGCTTGAAGCGTGGAAAGTCGCACCTGCTCACGTTCTAAATCGCCGATTTGCTTAATCGCTATCGCCACTTCATCTTGGGTTTGTAAAGTGATTTCTAATACTTCGCTTTTTACTCGTGTTGCTCGTTTAGCCATTGTTTAATTCCTTAGTAATTACAAGTCTGATTTTTCCGCATTTTCTACCCAATACTGCTTCAAGTTCGGTTTTATCGCCATTAGTTGAACCATTAAACTGTTTAATGCCACCAAATAATGCCTGTGTAATACCTTCGCGGTCATCAATGAGTGCTTTTGCTAAGGCTTTGCAGCAGATAAGAAAATGTTCAGGATCATTTGGTTTAATTGGTTTCATTTTTGTCATTGTTCGCTACTCCTTTCGTGCAAGTATAAGGATAAAAATCTGCGTTAATTTTGGGGGTTAAGCTGCCGTTGGGCGAGCGGAGGTAAACTACACCACTGATACAAAGTTCAGAATAAGCCCACGTTTGCTTTTGTATCATTCCGTCATCACAGCCAGCTAAGAAAAGTACGGATAAAATTAAGGTCGCTTTCTTCATATTTCCTCCTAAACCTGCATCACCACATCGCCATTCACTTTCGGCACCCCCAAACTTTCGGCTAAATTCATCGCTGCTATGAGCAAATTGTTCACCGCGAGCGGATAAAGCAGGCTGGTGGTGGTTTTATTTCTGCCCACCGCCGTTAAGCGTTGTCGCACCGCTAAAAACGCATCTTCTTCAAAAATGTCGTTCAGTTTTTTGCCCACTTTAGCCAAGCGGAACGCCACATAGTTTTCCAATTCCGCATCGAGCGGGGCGAGTTCCACCACCTCACAGCGTTGCACTACCTCACGCACTTCTGTGTTGCGTTCGGAAAGTTTGAGCTTCAATTCAGGCTGACCAATCAACACAATGGAAATCAGCTTTTTAAACCCATCTTCCAACTCAAAAAAGCGTTTTAAGTGTTTCAAGGTTGGAATCGGCAATGAGTGCGCTTCTTCAATAATCAGCACGTTGGAATAGCCCGACTTGCAGCTCTCTTTCAACACTTGGTGCAACTGGCGAAAACGTGCCTCAGGAGAACGTTTCACGCTTTGCAATGGCGCAAGGGTAGAAATAATCGCTTCGGCAATATGGGCTGCTTTCAGCGTTTTGCCCTTGATGTCGTTATCTTCCATCGCGATGATGTAAGGCTCAATCACCGCAATCGAGGCGTTTTCCGCTCGAATGCGATCAATCAAATCACGACGCAGGGTCGATTTGCCCGCGCCTGATTCGCCCACAACAGCCATAAAGCCGCCGTGTTTTGCCGTTTGATACAACGCCTCACGCACATAACGAATATCTGACGTGGCGAAAACTTCATCAGCCGAACGAATATCGACTGAAAAAGGGTCAATCGGCAGTAAAAAATGTTTCTTAGTGGCTGGAAATAAAGCCTGTTTTGCGAGTAACATAATCTCGTCCTTAATCTCTTTTGTTGTTTTAAGGGCGGAAGCGGCAGGCTCTGTCGCCAAACTTTCCCCTGTCGCTTCCTTTTCTAATAGCGTTGCAAGCGGTTGGTTTATCCCAATCTTTTGCAAAGACGCTATTAAACTCTTCTCAAATGCTGCCCACTCCCGCACCCGTTGATTATGGTTTATCAACTGGGAAATGGTCGCAGGCGACACATTCATCATCTGTGCTAACTGCCTTAAGCTCACGCCTTCATCAATCAACACCTGTTTTAACTTCAGCATAAAATGCTCCTTCAATCAGTCCCCCTCTTTTGTAAAGAGGGGGTAGGGGAGATTTTGGTGGTTAAGCGGCAAGCAACTTCAAATGCGATTTTGTCGGCTCTGGTGCCACAAATTCCGCTTTAAAATCCTCAAAGCCCAAGCCCAATAGCCGTTCCGCTTCAAGTTGCGGCACACCTTGCGGGTATCTGCCATTCACCCATTGATAACACTCACCGTTCCACAATTCACCCCAGCGAGCCTTGCCATTTTTGGCAAATTCCACCACCGACATCGGTTTTTGCTCCACTCGTCGGGCGTTGGTGGTGAGTTCGTGTTCTTGACCTCTTTTCGGCATATACCAATTCAAGTCCGTGTTCTCAATGTGTTGATATGGATTGATCTCCCCATTAAATAATGGTGCGTTGGCTTTCTTCGCTCGTTTCAACTCGTCTTCAGTTTCCACGCCGTAGGCAAGTTGCTCAGCCGCTTCCTTATTAGTTTCAAACGCCGTTTTGCGGTGTGCCTTGTATTCTTCGCCAATCATTGCCGCATCCACTCTAGCTCGTTGATTTCCACAGGCTCCAACACCACCCAATAAGGTTTTAGGCTCATCGTGCCATCATCAGCAAAAACTTGCTCAAAGCACTGCACCTGCACACATTCAGGGCGATAAGGATTTTTGCCCACCGTGATTTTTTCGCCGATTTTCACATCAGGCACATCACGCACATCGTATCGGCGATTTTCAAAGCTGATTTCCAGCTTATCCGTCACCAAGCGTTCAGTGAGTGCGGTAATCATCAGCTCTTGGCAAATCTCACGGCTGGGCGGATAAATTAAATCCTTGGCGTGAATTTTCTGCCACGCAGAATAGCGGGTCATACCGTGGCGACTATGCACCGCCTTGGCGTTAAAATACCGCATCCACTGGTGGGCAAGCTGATTGAGTTCTGCCAAGCCACTCACATTCATAAACCGTAAACCGCTTTCAAATTGACGCTCTACAATATCGTTGCCTTTTTCCACTTGCCCTTTGGCTCGGGCATTGTGAGCTTTCGGCACTTCAATTTTTACGTCCAATTGATTCAGCAAATGGGTGAACATTTGCGAGGTATTAGCACTGCCTCGGTCGAACATTAAAATTTTCGGCACACCGAAAAATGGCTCGGCAGGGGTCTCTTTCTTCTGAATGGCGTTAATAAAGGTTTCACTAATGTTTTCCGCCGTTTCACCGCCGTAAACATATTCCACATAAATCACACCGCTTGCGTGGTCGGTAATGACATAACGCCACACCCGTTGCGGTTCCACCTTGGCCACATTGGCAGGTTTGTTTTTATAAAACTGTTCTGCCTCCATCACACACAACCCATTGCCTTTGCCTGTTTCTTTCAAGTAATACAGCACACACAAAGACGGGTCAATTTGCCAAACATGGTTCGGGTGACGGCTTTGTAACTGTACCACTGGCGCAGGGCGTAATAGCTGGTCAGGGTGAAGATTGGCATTGCGTAACGCCCGCTCCACCGAGCTTGCCGAATAAGGGCGAACTTCACCTGTTTTCTCGTCCACAAACTCCGCTTTCACCTTATGATTAGCACGCAGAATATCTAAAATCCGCTCCAGTGTTGCCATCGTTTTGCCGTTCTTACGGCGTAAGTGCAACCATGCTGCACTAATTAGCTTCAACTCTTCCGCGTCCATTTGATGTTTTCCCTTATCCGACCGCACTTTGCGACCGCTTGCAGGTCGAAACGGTTTGATTTGCCGAAGAAAGGTGGCACGGCTTAAGCCTGTTTTGCTGCAGCCTTCTTCAATAATTTTTTCCTTCTCGCCAAAGCCTGCTTTCTCCACACGCTCGGCATATTGGGCGAGAACGCTCGGTAGTATTGCCATTGCATTTCCTTAACCCACCACTTCCGCATCTTGAATCTGAGCTTCACGCTCAATTTTATCTAAAATGCTGGTTACACTTTCATCTAACGGCTCGCCATCAGGGTTGTAATCATCACGTGCCCATTCTGGCAACGCCTCACCGCTTGGCGTATCGTCTAGCCCAAAGCGTTCTTTCAACTCCGACAAAATCAACTGATACTCGGCAAGTACGCCACTCATAAACTGCTTATGGTCAATGCCAGTGCTTTCCGTGTGGGTGGTTAAGGCTTCAAAGGCTTGGAATACTTGTCCTCGTAGCACTGCTTCTGCTTTGTAGCTAATCGCTGCCGCTTCTTCGCGTAACGCCCCACCGCGTTGCTCAGGCGTTTGGGTTTCAATCGCTTTGGTTTTCTTCGCCAGTTCTAAATCAAGGTGGTTAATGCGGTCATTTTTCGCCGCAATCATCTTCGCCTGAGCCTCATAATCATCGCTTTTGCGTTTCAGCTGGGCTTGCAAGGCTTCTTTTTCCTTCGCGTGCTTCGCGGTTAAATCTTCAATTTTCTCAATTAAATCTTCCTTATCCGTCGCCTCCGAATAATCTGCCTCCACAATTTCCGCGCGGGCTTCTTCAGGCAGTTGGCGAAGTTTTCGCATTTCTCGGTAGCCTAAGCCGAGGCGTTGGCTAGTTTCTAAGAAGTCTTCGCCGAATGCAGAAAGGTTTAGAATATCCATATCAATTTTTTCTCTGCTATAACCTAAAGCATTGCAAAAATCTTCCCATTTGGTAACGTGTAACCAGTTTCCTTTTGTATCTTGAATATCTAAGCCTTTGTATTTCTTAGTTTCTTTAAATTCGGCTAATACTTTAATGTGGGAAACCGTTACCAGTTTTCTTGTAAAATCGCTCATTTTTACCATTCCCAACATTTCGTAAGCCTGAGCTTTATCTTGCGTCATATGATTAGCCGACATCGCTGTAGCTTGCTGTACTTGTTCATACGTTAATTCATTCATCTTTAACCTACCAATCTCTTAAATTCATTTGAATAACTACCTGCAATAACACGTTGCTGAATTTCCATAATTCGTTCGTGTGCATTTTGCATTTCATTAGCGTGAGCCGTAGCAATTTGTAGCATCAGGGTGCTTAAAGCAAACGTGCCAGTTTCTAGTTTTACCATCAATCCTTCTTCTATTAGTAGTTGAGTGGCTCTTGTTACATTTACGGGGCTATCATTGATCGCTTCTGCTAGTTCCTTATTTGTTAGCCCCATCAAGGTTCTGCCTTTTAATGCTTTGATAATCCGAACTATTCGTCTGCCGCTGCCCATTTTCTCTTTCATTTTGCGTCTCCCACTGTTTTTGTTCGCATAAAGTGCGGCATATTCTCCGCCTTTTTTTGTTGTTCAAGGGCATAAGCCTTTTTGTAACCTTTGCTGTTCCAGTATTTTTTCAAATACCATAAGCATAATTTTTCTAACATTTTCATTGGTTTTTTCTCCCTGTGGTATCCTATTGGCTCTCTCAACTTCCAAAAGGAAACCCTATGACGGTAATTAAATTGCCAGCAAAACGCTTGGCTGATTTAGAAGATAAAGTTGCTCAGCTTGAACAACACATTGAAGAACTCAATGGTCGTTATGAAGCTTGTCTGAATTTAATTGACTATATAGCCACAAAGCTGCCCGATGAAGCCCGTATAAGTATTTATGAAATGGTGAAAAGTTTGACGGATTTTCACGCCACTCATCCAACACTTCTTGATACAACTGATTATCGCGGCATAGCATATCTACAAACGTTTCGTGAATTTGAAGGGCGTTTTTTTCTGGTCGGTATATTCACCGCCTGAAACTGAAGTGTAATCTCTTTCAAAGCCGCTCTTACCTGCGGCTTTTTTAATAATTCAATCAGTTCTTTTTCATTTATTTTTCTCTCCTATAAATTGTGGACTTTCGTCCGTTAAAGAGCGGTCGATTTTTCGCTGTTTTTTCCAAATTGTTAAAGAGCAAAAGAAGTTTTAAGCGGCTTTTAAGCCCAATTTCACGGCAACTTCCAAACCTTTTCCGCGATTGGCTTTCACAGCACCGTTTAGCACCTTACTCACCAACACGGGGTGATAGCCATTTTCAATCGCCCATTGCTGAAAAGTTTGCCCATTTCGATAAAACTCCAATCGAATTTGATCGGGGGTTTTTGCTTCATTGCTCATTATTTAGCTCCTATTGTTGTGGTATAATTCAGTAAGTTAAAACAATTTAATTCACGTTTGTGGATTTTATACCTATTTATGGATTTATCAAGGGCTAAATTATGAATTCCTTTAAAGAAAAGTTACTTCGCTTAAAAAATGAACTAAATGTAGCAACGGATAAAGAGATTGCTGAAATTTTAGGTATGAAGCCAACGGCTTTTAATGGAAGAAAAACGAGAGAAAGTTTCCCCGAAAAAGAACTCTTCGCCCTAAAAGCCAAATGTCCAGAATTAAACCTTGATATGGATTACATCTTGTTTGGACATCGCCGTGAAACCTATGAAGCGATAGAACAGGAAATGTTAAAAGATATGCCTAAGCCTGATGAGCCACGCTTTGACCCAAACCGAGAAATGGAAAATTTAATGCCAGCCGAGAACCTGCTTTTGCAGTATTTCCGCACCGCTGGTAAGGAAGGCAAAGAAATGATTTTGAATGTTGCTAAAATGGCGGCAAAGGCTAACACAACACAAGGCAATTTCGCTACAAAAATGCACATTGGCAACGTAGAACAACAAAACAACATCGAACACCTTGAAGGTGGTATTCATTTTAAGAAAGGGAAATAAATGGATTTTAAAATTGACAATGTTGAGCAGTTTAACAACATAAATGAAGCCCACTTTCATCAACCCGAAAAAGCGATTGATAAAAACAGCCCACACATCGTGATTTGCCCACAGTGCGGCGGCGAAAGCTACCGCTTCAATGAATACTGCTACAACAGCAAATGCACCTTTGGGATTAAGCAGTATTTTGACTATCAAGAATGGTACGAAAAAGAACAACACCGCAAAGCCTTATTGCAAAAGAAAAGCCAAAGATTGGTGATATTCACACTGGTGGGGTTTGTAACCTGTTTACTCGGGCTATATTTAGGCAGCCTGCACCCTGTGGGTTATTTAGTGTTTTTTGTCGCAGGTTATTTGGCGTTGGTCTTTAATAAAGCAGGGCAACACGTGGAAAAAGAAATTAAAGAGATTGGAACCGAGGAATTATGATGACAACTGAACAACAAGCAGAACCACAAAAGAAAAACGAGAATGTGTTTTTTACCATTTCTTACGATGCTGATGACAATGAGTATGCTAAGCACCGTATTGATGCCGATCAGTTAGTTGAAATTGTGACGAATATGAAAGAGCTGATTTCAAGGACAGATAAAACTATCAACCGTAGAAAGGAAACCGTCAAACTTTATCTTCAAGCCCCTGTTCAAGCAGGCTCTTTAGAAATTCCGTTTATGTTAGAAAATCTAACCGCAGCGGCAGATGCACTTGAGGTGTTAAAGTATTTGGGGATTACCGTAGGAGCTGCAGCAACTACAGTTGTGAGTAAAGGCGTGTTAGAAGTCTTGAAAATGACGAAAGGAAAGAGCATTTTAGAAATACGTTCCACAAATAAATCGCCTGAAGCCACACTCGTGTTAGACGGAGAAGAACTGACGGTAGATAAAAAAGTGGCTCGCCTTGTGGCGAATCCAAAGGTACGAGAGAATATTCAAAAATTGATTGCCGCACCATTAGAAGGAAAAACGGAAAGTGCTTTCAAAGTTAAGTTACTAGAGCAAATCCCTATTGATGAAGAGCCTGTTGAGCAACCAAACGCCGATACGGTCGATTTTGCTGAAAGTGAAGAAGGTGTGGTGACATTTATTCAAGACATTAACCCTGTAGATGCAATTTCTTTCGGCGAAAGCGATGTTGCCATTTTTGAAAAAATGGAACTCTCGCCAATCCCTGAAACGCATACAGAAGAAATCCATACCACCATTGCTTTAACACAAATCAGCTTTACAGGCTCGCAAAAAGGGTGGAAAATGTCTTACGGAAGTAAAACAGACGTTTCTGTAGAGATCTTGGATAAGCATTTTATTCAGCAGATTAACAAAGATATTGCTAGTTTCCGTAAAGGCGATTTATACAATGTGATTCTACGCGTGACCACTCGCACATTAGCCAAACGAGAAACGGTACGTTATAGCATTGTAAAAGTCAAAAATCATATGGCGAGTTCAGGTAGAAAAATCGTATCTGACAAACCTTTAAAGAAAGAAGATGAGTAATTTAGCACTATTGTTAAACATCATTTTTGCAGTAATTGGGATAGTGGCAAGCTATCCCATTTTTCGCAACTTAGGCAGAATAATCGGCTATTATATTAGCCGATGGCTTTATCCTATCCATCAAATTGAAATCCGCCGTATTCACGATGGCAAGCTAGTTGGCGAACCTGTTACCGTGGATTTATTGGCGAAAGAGCCTCTTGTTCGTCAGTTGAGAATGGCTAAGGGGCAAAAATAATGTCAGAACAGATCGCCAAACCTATTAGTTCTGCGAGAAATGCCACCATTGTTGGTACTTTGAGTGCCTTGATGCCACAAGCAGTAAAGTTTATTAGCTCGTTATTTGAAACGCCTATTAGTCAGGGTACTCAAGAGTTTATTGCAGCTGTATTGATATTTTTAATTCCTTTTGTAGTGTATTTACTCTCTTTATTTACAAGTCGATTTATCTCAACACCAGAAGAAATGGCTGAAAAACGAAAATTACAGAGAGATTCTAATGAGTTACAACGCATTCTTGATGATATTAAAAACAATCCACATCGTTATGATCCAGAACAAGTCGAAGAATTTAAAAAAGATTATGCAGAAACGCGCAAAATGTTGGCAAGCATTGGGCGTAATGCTTTACGACATAGTACCTCTTAAACCAGTTTAAAATCAGTTCCCACCTATATTTAGTACACTCCAGTTATCAACCAATCCTTGATAACTGGAGTTTTTTTATGTCCTTCCCAATCAATAAAATCGTAATCCACTGCTCAGCCACTCAAAATGGCAAGCAGTTACGCACCACCACTCAAACCGCTGCACAACGTATCGACGACTGGCACAAACAGCGTGGCTTTCAGCGTTTAGCGGGCAACTACAAGCAATTCAATCCGCACTTACAGCATATCGGCTACCACTTTGTGATTGACACCGACGGCACAGTCGAAACTGGTCGGAAAGAAGGCGAAACTGGCGCACACGTCAAAGGACATAACTTAAACAGTCTTGGCATCTGCTTAGTCGGTGGGATTACCAAAGACAAACGCAATCACGGCGAATATACGGAAGCTCAATGGAGAGCCTTGCACCGTTTACTGTGTGAGCTTGAAGCGAAATATCCCAGCGCTCGCATTTGTGGACATCGTGATTTAAGCCCAGACCTCAACGGCGACGGCACAATCAGTCCAAACGAATGGATTAAAGACTGCCCATGCTTTGATGTGTGGAGCTGGCTGGATAGCGAAGAGGTCGTGAATGTTGAGCATTTATTTAAATAAATCTCCCCTAACCCCTCTTTACAAAAGAGGGGAACGGTAAAACGGAGAAAATTGAGCCCCCTCTTTAGAAAAGAGGGGCTGGAGGAGATTTGAAGAATACGGAGAACACAATGAAAAAATTAAGCAATAACGCCAAAATTAGCCGTGCAATCAATAAAGGTCGCACGGTTGCTCAATGGTTTTACTTACGTTGGGGTTACTAATGGCACTCAAAGAATTGATTACTAACAACGATGGCCGTCTTTCCACTACCGCTTTTATCCAATTTTTCGGGGCGTTATTGATGGCTGGTATTTTGGTTTATGCCGTCTGGCTTGACCGCACTTATGTAGGCGAACTCTTTACCACCTTCGCCCTATTTTGCGGTGGTGGCGTGGCGACCAAAGGTTTTGCTAATGCGTTAAATAATCGGGGGCGTGAAGAATGATTTTTTATCTGATTTTAGGCTTTGCTGTAGTAGGTCTGGTAGGAGCAATGATGGCCACCTATAAAATCCGTAAAGCTCATCAAGAAATCGACCGCTTGTTTAAGAAAAACGAGCAACTGCAACAGGAAAAAGCTGTAGCCCAAACCCAAGTGAAACATTTTGAAACGAGAAAAAAGAATGAAGAAAATAACCGCACTTCTGATCGCAATGGGCTTATTGACCGCCTGCAACAGCAAGGTGATCTCCGTGATTAACCCGAGTTGTTCAGGCTTTGGTGTAATCAAGGCAAGCCGTCAAGACACAACCGAAACACTCCGCCAAATTGCGGTGCATAACGCCACCTATCGGGAGATTTGCAAGGAGACAAGCAATGACCATTAACGTGGAATTTTGGCACTTAGTGGGGTTGTTGCTTTCATTCTTAGGTTGCTGTTTTGGCTTTGCCAAGATTTTAGTATCGCAGTTCCAAAACTCACTGTCCGAGCGCCACCAAAACCAGCTCAAAGTAAACGACAAAGTGGAAGAATTGGAAAAGCAATTCAACCAAATGCAATCCTCCCTGCCGCTTGTGTATGTATTACGTGATGACTACATTCGCGGGCAAACGGTGCTAGAGGCCAAAATGGACGCATTGCATAAAACCCTTAGTGATTTATACAAAATGGAGAGTGCAAAATGATGGAAAAAGCACGCCGCGAAGGTATGCGTTGGCAGTTGCTCAACGTGTTACACAAAGCCATGCCTTACACCACCAGCGAACAGTTTTTGCTTGATGTGATGCGTGGCATTTACCCAAACGTCACCGCCCTTGAAGTTCGTCAGCAGTTGGAATATCTCGCCGACCGCAGACTGGTGGAAATCGACAAACAACCACACGGCGTATGGTTTGCCGACATCAACCGCTTAGGCGTGGACATTGTGGAATACACCATCGACTGCCAAGCAGGTATTGCCCGCCCTGAAAAGTACTGGGCGTAAGGGGAAATTATGGCACCTCGCTCAAGTATTGAAAAACTGCCCGAAGATGTTCGCCGCTGGCTAGAACGTGCCTTAACTGAGAACGGCTTTTCGGGTTATGTGGAATTGGAAACGCTATTACGTGAGAAAGGCTATTCCATCAGCAAATCGGCGATTCATCGCTATGGGCAGAAGATTGAACGCCGTTTTAAGGCAATCAAGGACAGTACTGAAGCAGCTCGCATTATTGCCGAAGGCGCAGAAGATAAGGAAGATAAACGCAGTGAAGCCTTGATGGGGATGTTGCAATCGTCTTTATTTGATGCCTTGGTCGATATTGAAGAAGCCAAAGATGATGAGATGACCCCGATGGAGAAATTCCAAGCCTTGAGCTTTGCAGGTAAAAACGTGGCATCTCTCATTCAGGCAAGTACCAAGCTCAAAGTTTATCAAGCCGATGTAAGAAAACGAGCCGAGCTTGCTGCTGAAGAAACGGAAAAAATTGTTATTCAAGCAGGTTTATCGGCGGAAACCGCCGACAAAATCAAACAGCAAATTTTAGGTATTGCATAGTGAAAGAGCTTATTCCCTTTGCCCCAAACGAACTACTGCTGGGCTATCAAAAACGTTGGATAGCGGATAAATCGCAGCTCAAAATCGCCGAAAAATCTCGCCGAACAGGTTTGACGTGGGCAGAAGCGGCCGATGATGCCTTGATTGCCAGCCTTGCCAAAAAAGACGGCGGCTCTGATGTGTTCTACATTGGATCAAATAAGGAAATGGCTCGCGAATTTATTGATGCGGTAGCAATGTGGGCAAGGGCGTTTAACTATGCGGCAGGTGAAATTCAAGAAGAAGTATTGCAAGATGAAGATAAGGACATTCTGACCTATGTGATCTATTTTGCATCAGGCTTCAAAGTAAAAGCCCTTTCCAGCAACCCGAAAAACTTGCGTGGTATGCAAGGCGTGGTGGTGATTGATGAAGCAGCCTTCCATGAATACCTTGCGGAAGTATTAAAAGCCGCTCTTGCTCTCACTATGTGGGGTGCAAAAGTGCGGTTGATTTCCACCCATAACGGGGCAGACAACCTTTTCAATGAGCTGATTTTAGATAGTCGGGCAGGCAGAAAACGCTACTCAGTGCATACGATTACTCTTGATGATGCTTGTGCCGAGGGGTTATACCAACGTATTTGCCAAGTCAGCAAGCAGGAATGGTCGCCTGAAAAAGAAGCCGAGTGGAAAGAAAACCTGCTCAACGACACCGCAACCAAAGAAGACGCGGAAGAAGAATACTATTGCGTACCGAAAAACGGCTCAGGCTTATGGCTCTCCCGAGCCTTAATCGAACGCCAAATGAGCGAAAACACGCCCGTAATCCGAATGACGGCAAAAGATGGCTTTAGTCTTGTGCCTGAGCCGACACGCTATCAGGAAATGCTGGATTGGTGCGAAACCACACTTCAGCCGATTTTGCAAACCTTAGATGAAACGCAATTACATTTTTTAGGCGAAGACTTTGCTCGCAGTGGCGATATGACCTCTTTTGTCGTGTTAGCTCAACAGCAAAACTTAACAAAAAGCGTTCGGTTGATTGTAGAGCTGGGCAATATGCCTTACAAGCGACAAGAACAAATTGTGCTGTTTATTCTCAAGCATTTGCCACGCTTCGCCGGTGCAGCTTTTGATGCACGTGGGAACGGGGGCTATTTAGCCGAAGCCGCTCGCGATGCGTTTGGCTCATTGGTGGATTGCGTGCAGTTATCGGAAAAATGGTATCGCGAACACACTGCCCCATTTAAAGCCGCTCTTGAAGATGGCGAACTCGACAGCATTCCCAAAGATGCCGATATTCTTGCCGATTTGCGTTCGTTCCAAGTGATGAAAGGCGTGCCACGCATTCCCGATAAACGAACCAAAAGTGCAGACGGCAAAAACAAACGCCACGGCGACACCGCAATTTCTTTATTGCTCGCTCATTATGCCAGCCGTCAGTTGGTGCAGTTGCCTGTGAAAGCCCACAGTCGCAAACCAAGAGCCAGCCGAAAATTAACGCAAGGATATTAACCATGATCGCATTTGTAACTTTAACCATTTCTGCCGCTGTGCTGATTTTTTACGACAAACCGTTTTGGTGGGTATTTTTATTACTTGCCCTCTTTGTGGATTATACGAAATAAGGAAAGCCAATGACTCCGAAAAAACAAGATTTAATCCGCGTCATCGCCAGTCGTGCCAACGCCATTGACTATTGGTCGTTTATGCACTATTTGCCGAACCCTGATCCTGTGTTGAAAAAAATGGGCAAGGATATTTCCGCCTATCGTGAAATTTTATCCGACAGCCACGTGGGTGGCTGTGTTCGCCGTAGAAAAGCAGCCATTAAAGGGCTTGAGTGGCGTATCACGCCCACAGGCAATGAAAAAACGGACGAGATTTTAACCGCACTTTTCGACCGCTTGCCGATGAGCCAAATCATCAGTGAAATACTTGATGCCACACTGTTTGGTTATCAAGCGTTAGAAGTGATGTGGGAAAGCAAAGACGGCTTGTTGTTGCCTGTTGCCATTATCGGCAAACCGCAAGAGTGGTTCGTTTTCGATGATGAAAACCAGCTCAGGCTTCGCACTAAAGACAATATCAACGGCGAAGAACTACCGTCTTATCGAATGTTGCTGGCCACCCAAAATGCGACCTACATCAACCCGTATGGCTTGGGCGATTTATCCCTTTGCTTTTGGGCGGCAACCTTTAAGAAAGCAGGCTTTAAATACTGGCTGGAATTTACCGAAAAATACGGCTCGCCTTGGCTAGTGGGGAAACATCCGCGACAAGCACAAATTCACGAAGTGGAAGACTTGCTAGACAGTATGGAAGCGATGCTCGGCACAGCGGTTGCCGCGATTCCTGACGACAGCTCCATCGGCTTAGTAGAAGGTGCTGATAAAAGCGGTTCGTCCGAAGCCTTTGATAACTTTATCAAGTACTGCAAATCTGAAATTGCCATCGCATTACTCGGGCAAAACCAAACTACCGAAGCGGAAGCTAACCGAGCCAGTGCGACCGCGGGGCTAGAAGTCACCCGCGATATTCGTGATGACGATGCCAGCCTTGTAGAGCGAGTGTTCAATCAACTTTTGAGCTGGATTTGTGAACTCAATTTCAGCGTGGACACCTTGCCCACCTTTGAGCTGTTTGAGCAAGAAAGCATTGACAAGCTACAAGCCGAACGAGACAAGATTTTGACCGAAATCGGCGTGAGCTTTACCGAGCAATATATCCACCGCACTTATGGTTTTGAAGACGGCGATATTGTGATGCAAGAAATCTCCGCTAACCCATCTTTACAAAAGAAAGGGACGGATAAAGTAGATTTTGCCGAACCTATCCCAAAAAGCGTGATTGAGACCATCGGCGAACAGTTGGAAGTAGAGGGCGAAGCCCACGTTGAACATTGGCTGCAAAGTATTCGAGACCAACTGGGGCAAGCCGAAAGCCTTGAGGATTTCCGCAACCAACTTGATAGCCTAATCCCTGAATTGAGCTATGCGGAATATGGCGAACTGCTGGCGTGGGGTTCAACTGCGGCACAGTTTGCAGGGCGACAATCCGTAGAAGATGAGCGTGCCAAGTCCCCCTCTTTCGTAAAGAGGGGCTAGGGGAGATTTGTCAATGAAATTCACTTTTGAAAATCAAGTCAAATACTTTGAGAAAAAACTTAACCTACCAACTAACAGCTATTTGGACGTACTAGGCGATGAACACGACTACTTTTTTATGGTCGCAGGAGCCAACCGCAACGAAGTGCTGCTTGCCTTTCGTGAAGCGGTAGATGATGCCATTGCCAACGGCGAAACGTTGGAAGGCTTTCGCAAGCGGTTTGATGAAATTGTGGCTCGCACAGGCTGGGATTACAAAGGCGGCAGAAATTGGCGAGCCCGTATTATTTACGACACCAACGTTTATGCGGCTTACAATCGCGGACGGTTGCAGCAACATTTAGAGTTAGCTGATGTAATGCCCTATTGGGAATATCATCACCACGACAACGCCCACCCACGCCAAGAGCATATTGATTTGGATGGCACGATTTTGCCAGTCAGCGCTCCATTTTGGTGTTATTACTACCCGATTAAAGCCTATGGCTGTCACTGCACCGTGACCGCCCATGACGAAGATGACTTAAAGGAAATGGGCAAAACCGTCAGCCCCTCGCCGGAAATTGAGTGGGAAGAAAAACTGGTTGGCACACGTTCAGGTAATCCCCGAATGGTAAAAGTGCCAAAGGGTTACGATGTGGGCTTTCAACCGCACAATTTTGAGCGTTTGACCGCAGGGCGAAATGCCGACGTAGATCAGCTACTTTTCAATAAAGCCGTTACCGCCGAACCGAAACTGGCAAGCCTTTTAATTGAAAACGTGTTACAAAATCCGCGTGCCATGTTGCTGTTAAACGGGGCGATGAAGTCAATGGTAGATCAAGTCGCCAGCGAGAAAATAGCTCGTGGGCAAATCAAAAACGTCGGCGTAATCCCTGCTAAAGTAATTGATAAATTAAACGTGCTTGAAAAAGCTCCGCAAAGTCCGGTGATTGCGGTGCGTGATGAAGATGTATTACACGCCTTGCGTGATACTAAGCAAGCCAAAGGCATTAACCTGCCGATTGAATTTTGGGAAGATTTGCCGGAGAAGTTGAAAAATCCAACGGCGATTTTGTTAGAAACGGATCAGAAATTGCCGACCTTGCTTTTTATCTATGAAACCGAGCAAGGCAAAGTTGCGGTAAAAATGGACTATGAAATCAAACTGAAAGATGAATTAAGTAAGAAAAAGCTATCTCATAAAGTCAATTTGGTCAGAACGGCGAGTGTATTTACAGATAAGTCAGGAATGCACAAATATGAAGTGTTGTGGGGGAAATTATAACGGTGGTTTGCCTGATTCGAACAGGATAATGAGCCTTTGACAGCACAACCTTTCCAGTAGGAAACCCCCACCGTTAGAAATACTATACGCCCAACTTATTTTTTAATCAATAGGAGAAAATATGCAATTACTTATTCAAATGAGCGAAGCCGCTTTAACCCTTCAAGAAAGAGAAAAGCAAGCCCCAAGTGAAACAATGCAAGTTATGTTTGAACGCACGCTTGCTTTGCATCGCTCAGAGCTTGATGATAGCGATTATTTTTATCTGTCGGTATTACTTGAGGTATTGAGCTCTGCTAAAAATCGCTCAACCGCAAATGAAAATGCCTTCTTGCGATTCGGTGCAGTAGCCCACGCTTGCAATGAATTAACATCAAGCACCTCCTGCTGACGCAGTTTTTCTTCTGCCCATTCAGCCAGAGCAAGCATTAACGATGAACGATAGCCTGATTCTTTTACACGCTCAAGCATCGCATCAATTTTTTCTTTATCCATATTCGTTTCCTTATAATGAAGCGTGGCAACATTACCACGCTTGCATTTTAGAGAGGAATAACACCATGATCAAAATCAGTCTTAACGACACGCAAGCGGTGGAAAAACTCCACCGTATTGCAAGCCAACTTAAACAGCCTCGTAAACTCTATGGTGTGCTGGGCGAAACCTTGAAAAAAATCCACGCGGAACGGTTTAAGCAGGAAGTTGATCCTGAAGGCAATAACTGGCAGTCGCTTTCGCCAAAAACCTTGGCACGCAAGCAGAAGAAAGGTAAGTCCACTAAGATTTTGCGACAGGACGGCTATTTGTCGGATAAAACCGCCTACAACTACAACGACAAAAATGTCGAGTTTGGTTCTGACGCTAAATATGCCCGCTTGCACCAATTCGGTGGCAAGGCGGGGCGTGGGGGGAAAGTCACCATTCCTAAACGTCCGTGGTTAGGCGTAAGCGAACAAGACGAGCAAAAACTCTTGCGAAAAGCCACCGCACTTTTGCAACGTCAAATTAACCAAAGTTAGTCACTTTGGCTGAAAATCAAAAATAACGCACAAAACGCCCTCTGTGGCGTTTTAAATCCCATTCGATAAATTATCGCCTAAATCACCTTACGCGTGTTTATAAACACCGATAAACACGCCAAAACGCCCCATTCACTCCCTTCTCACTTTCTCTTTCCCATTTTCATTCCTTAAACCAGTTTAAAAGTAACAAGCGGTCATTTTTTCTATGATGTTTACCAACACAAGGAGAACCGAATGACCCTGATTGAAATTTTTAAAGCAGGCAAACGCCAAGATGCACACGGCACAGTGGTGGAAATCACGCCTGCCGATTTGCAACAAGCGGTGGATGCCTACGATGTCGCCTATCACGAAGCCCCAGCCGTTATCGGACACCCAAAAATGGATGCCCCTGCCTATGCGTGGGTAAAAGGCTTGCAGTTAGACGGCGATGTGCTGAAAGCCGAGCTTGACCAAGTTCACCCTGAATTTGCCGAAATGGTCACAGATGGGCGTTTCAAAAAAGTGTCGGCATCTTTTTACCTTGCCAATAGCCCTGACAATCCAAAGCAAGGTTCGCTCTATTTACGCCACGTTGGCTTTTTAGGGGCTATGCCACCTGCGGTGAAAGGCTTGCGTAACCCTGAATTTTCAGAGAGCGAGCAAGGCATTGTCGATTTTTGCGAAGAGGCTAATACCCAAGCAACAGCAGCCCCAGCAACTATTAACCCCACTCAAACTGAACCAACTCAAGGAGAACCTGAAATGAGTGCAGAAGAGAAAGCGGAATTAGACCGCTTGCGTGCTGAAAATCAGCAACTCAAAGATGAAAACGCCAAAGCGAAAGCCGAAAAAGCGGAAGCTGAACTCAATCAAGCCAAAGCTGAAAATGCCGACTTTGCCGAAGGTTTAGTCAAAGCTGGCAAACTCGCCCGGTTGCTAAACAGCAAGTAGTTGATTTGCTGAACTATGCCTCAACTACCGCTCAAGGCGGTGTGGTGGAATTTGCCGAGGGCGAAAGCCTGCATAGCAAACTCAAAGCCTTTTTGGATGCTCAGCCACAAGTGGTGAACTTCGGTGAAGTAGCCACCAAAGACAAAGCGGCAGCTCCGCAAGACGGCACGGTGGAATATGCCGAAGGCACAAACCCAGCCAGCATCGAGGCTGACCAAAAAATCCGTGCTTACGCCAAAGAACACAATGTGAGCTATAAAGCTGCATTTAATGCCATTTATCAATAGAAGGAAAACTTATGACCGCACACAATCTTCAAGCACTTCGCGTGCAAGATCCTGTTTTAACCAACTTAGCACAAGGCTATCACAACCTTGAGTTAGTGGGTGAAGTCTTAATGCCAACGGTGGAAATCGACAAAGAAGCGGGCAAAATTCCGAAATTCGGTCGCCTTGCATTCCGCTTACCAAGTACGGTGCGTAACTTACGCGGCACGTCAAACCGTTTAGATCCTGAAGACATCACGGCAATCGACGTGGCGTTGGAAGAGCACGATGTGGAATACGCCATCGACTACCGTGAAGAAAACGAAGCGATTTTCTCTCTCCGTCAATTTGCCTTAAATACCACCCAAGATGTGATTGCATTAGGGCGTGAAAAAGAAGTGGCAACCCTTGCCCTTGATGAAAGCAAATACGATGCAGGCAACAAAGTGACCTTAAGCGGTACATCGAAAATCACGAGCAAACAAGCAGACATCTTTGCGATGTTCGACACGGGCATTCGTGCCGTGAAGCGTGCGATTGGTCGCAAGCCGAATGTATGCGTGATTGCAGGCGATGTGTGGGCAGCATTAAAAGAACACCCCGCTGTCATTGAAAAACTCAAGTATTCACAAGTGGCGATTGTAACGCCCGAAGTATTCGCCAAATTGATTGGCATTGATACCGTAAAAATCGGCGAAGCGGTGTATGAAGAAAGCAATCAACTTAAAGACATTTGGTCTGACGCCATTGTGCTTGCCTATGTTGCTCCACGTTCAACTGAACGCAAAGGCACGGTTTACGAGCCATCTTACGGTTACACCGTGCGTCGTCAAGGTGGCTTATTTGTGGACACCTACAAAGAAAACGGTGGCAAGCTTGAAGTCATTCGCACCACCGATATTCACAAACCGCACTTGCTCGGTGCATCGGCTGGTTACTTAATCAAAGGCTGCTTATAACCCCAAAAAATCCCCCTCTTTAGTAAAGAGGGGTTAGGGGAGATTTGTAAAAATGTAACACCGTTTCATTAGGAGAAAGTAATGGACAAAACCAAACTCTATGCCGTCATCAGCACTATGGCGATTTACCACAACAACCAACGCTACGAGCAAGGCGATAAGCTCGAACTGACTGATGAAGAAGCCGAACGCATCTCGCTTTATGTGAAGCTAGATGAAGCCGAAGACGAAAAACGCAAACAGGCGGAAGCTGAGGCGGAAAAAGCTCGTCTTGCGGAAGCAGAAAAAGCCAGCAAAGAAGCGGAAAAGGCAAACAAAAACAACAAAGGCGAAGGTAAAGAATAATGTACATTCAGGCACAAGATTTAACAGAAGTGGTGAGCGAAGCGGTGCTTGCGCAGCTCTCTAATGACAACACAAGAGCAACGGAAGTCGATTATGCCGTATTAAACAAGGCGTGCGAATACGCTACCGAAACGGTGGACGGCTATTTACGTTCACGTTATTTGCTACCGTTAAATGATGTGCCAACGCTTGTGCGTAACATTTGCCTACAACTGGCTCGCTATTGGTTGTATTCACGCCGTCCTGAAGGCAAAGGCTTTCCTGACAATGTGAAAGAAACCCACAGCCAAGCCTTAAAAGATTTGGAACGTATTGCCGACGGCAAATTGCATTTGGGCTTAACGGAAATCGGCGTGAATGGCGATGACACTTTGACATCCGCACTGAAATTCAAAACTAAAGCCCAGCAGAAATTGGATTTGTCGGGCTATTAAGGGAGCATCAATGAGTGCCACTTTACCTATTTTGGAAAGCATCCGAAACCACATCGAACAGAAGACCACGCGTTTTAGCATCGAGTTGTTTCCTGATGACCTAGACCGCTACAACCTCACCGACCAATATGGTGCAGTGTTGGTGCAGTATGCAGGCTCCAAATTTGAAAGTCTTGATAGCACTGACATTATCCAACAACGCCGCAAAGTGCTGATTGCCCTCACGGTCATTGCCCGCAGCCAACACGATGACACCGGTGCATTGGAAATGCTCGACCAACTTCGCTTAGCTGTCGTGGGTTTTCACCCCACAAATTGCACCGCTTGTCATTTGGTGAGCGAAGAATTTGCAGGCGAAGAAAGCGGCTTGTGGCAATACCAGCTCATCATTCAAACCGAAACGTGGCAGGTGGAAGAACGCCAGCCGCAAAATTTACCAAAATTTACCGCGGCACGGACACCGCAAGATATTTTGGCGGAATTTATCACTCACTGCGAAAAAGCAGAAACGCTTGAAGCCTTACAAACCTTATTCAAACAAGCCTACATCGCCTTAAAAAGTGAGCCTGAATTACAAGCTAAAGCCAAAACGGCTTATGAAAACCGAAAAGAGAGTTTAACCACCAAGGAGAATAACGATGAGTGGAATTAACAAAATCATCATTGTCGGACGTTTAGGTAACGCCCCCGAAATGCGAACAATGCAAAATGGCGATCCAGTGGCAAGAATCAGTGTAGCCACATCGGAAGAATGGACTGACAAGCAAACTGGCGAGAAAAAGCAAAATACCGAATGGCACAGCGTGATTGTCTTTCGCAAACTTGCCGAAATTATGGGGCAATACCTCAAAAAAGGCTCGCAAGTTTATGTAGAAGGCAAAATTCGCACTCGCAAATGGCAAGACCAAAACGGACAAGACCGCTACACCACTGAAATTATTGCCGACCAGTTGCAAATGCTGGGTAACTCACAAGGTGGTAATAGCAATAACTGGGCACAAGAGCCACAGAGTAAGCCAAAACCACAACAATCTCAACAAAAAGGATGGGACGGCTACGCCGATCACGAACGCCAACAAGGTGGTAATTTTGATGATGATATAGAAACAACCGTTTTAATTATATAAAGAAAATCCAGCTTAAGCTGGGTTTTTTATAGTGATTAGTTCGTATTTTCTTGTTTTGAATAGTAGAAATAGAGATATATTAGTCCAATAGGTGGGATTGCAATAGATAAGAAAAAACAAATCCCCATAGTTATCAATTTAGTATAAATAAATACGGAGTTATTAACAAAGAAAGTATTATTCTCTAACATATAGCCGATAACACTTTCATATATAAACCTAGAATATGGATATAATAGTAAGCAGATAATTCCATAAATAGAGAATGTAAGTATTCCTGATATACTTCCAGATTTGATATATATTAGATATCCCATTAGAATTGAAAGTAAGAGGAAAAACAACCCAAAGAAAATATTTCTCATATAATAGGATTTAGATAATCCACCAAATGTTTTTGCAAAAAAAGACATATTTATTCTTAAAACGGGTACAGTATACAT